TCGGCGGCTTGCAGCACGCGGTAACCGTCGCTGCCCTCTTGGAAGAAGCCCTTCGCGGCCGCCAGCATGTCGCCGTAGTTGGCCACCTGGGCGTAGGCACGCTCTCGCTCAGCCTGGGCAGCGCTGAGGTGATATTCCTTTTCGGCGAGATTGATTTCCGCGACCCGCGACTGATAGCGCGTCATCGAGGTCAGCAGATCGCCCATCGCTCGGCCAGTCTCGCCGAAAGCAGACGCCAGCCCCTGGGCTGTCTCTTGGGCCAGGCCGTCGATAAGACGCAGCTCATCAGCGATCAGCTTCAGCGGCTCGACCAACTCGATGAACTGCACCCGAAGCGGTTGAAGGTCGATACGCGGCAGCGGGTCCAGCACCTCGCGCAGTTTCGCCGCTTCACGGGCGGCGCGGCCGGCGCCGCTTTCGTCTGCGTCGCCGGCTTGTCGGCGAATGGATGCGATCTGGTTGTCTCGTGCGCGCCGGCCGATGGCGTCAAACGCCTGATCGACGTAGGCACCGCCGCGGGCGAAGTCGCGGTTGAAGGCAGCCGAGCCGACCTCTCCGACATTGCGCATCTGCCCAGCATAGGGATTGGCCAGCGCCGCGATGCGCGGAGCCGCCAGGGTCGGAGCCGTCTCGCCTCCGCGCATCCAGGCGGGTAGGGCGTTGAACTGGTTCCGCAGGCTGTTAATGCCGTCGACCGACTTCTGGATCAGCCAGTTCACCGCATTGATCGCGGCCTGGGCGGCCGTGTAGGCGGCGTCGCCGATTGCGCCGGGCAGAAGGCTCCACGTGGCCTTGATCGCACCGAACGCCCCGACGAACGCGCCGACGACGACCTTCAGCTCCTTGACTGTGTTCGTCGCCAACTCATCGAGAAACTGGTTGGTCGCCTGTTTCGCGGCCTTCAGAGGCCCGTCGAAGGCGTCCATGATGGCTTCGCCGGCTTCCTGGAAAGTCGCGATGACGATGTCGCCCATGCCGATCGACGTGTCAGTGACCTTCTTCAGCTGCTCGTCGGTCAGGCCAAGGCCCTTTTCGAGGTCGCCGAACTCCTTGTTGGCGCCGCGCGCCGCCAAGGCCAGGCCGCCGCCGATGACGGCCACAGCAGCCGTTGCAGCCGCGACTAGAGGCACAAAGGGCGCAGCGGCGGCCCATGCCCCGCTCGCCGCTGTCAGCATGGCCGCGCGCACCGTGACGCCCGTCCGCATCGCTGCCATCTGGAAGATGTCCAGCAGCTGCGGCCCCTGCTGAAGGGCGATCATGAGCGGGTTCATTCCCATGGCGGCGGTGACGCCGATGTCGGCGAACTGGCGCGACAGGTTCAACCCCTCGGCCGCGGTAAGCCCGATGCTGTTGCGCGCCACGGCCATGACTCGGCCCTGCTCTCGCACTGCTGTGTTCATGGTCGATGTCGCGCCGTCGGCCCGACGGGCCGCAACAGCGAGGGCGTCGACGCTCTTCTCGGCTTTCGCAGCTGATGCAGACAGGTCGGCGAGGCGCTTTTCGGCGACATCCGCCTCTTGGCTTTCAACGCGGATGCCCAGGGTCGCCAGGTCGGTCATGCTGGCGGCTCCTGGGTCTGGCGGGCTTTGCGCGCGGCGATAGCGGCCCGAAGGCTTGCCTTGATGCCGGCGACGCTAGTTGGTTTCGGCTTCACGCCCAGCCGGACGGCCTCATAGGCATCGTCGGCGCGGCGGATCAGGCGCTTATCCCAAGCGGACAGGCCGGCGAGGGTGGCAGCGTCGTAGGCGTTGATTTCGGCCCATGTGATCGGCCCGACCGCCATGCCCCTGTCACGGGTGGCTTGGAGATCGACGAGGGCCAGCCAGAGGTGGGTGATCGCTTGCGGAAGGGGCGGGAGCCTCGCCTGGGGCGTCCCGCCGGCGACGGCCTCAGCGAAAGCGATCAGGTCTTCGGCGAGGTCGGCAGAAAACGGGCGCGGTCGCCCATGAAGGCGCGGACTTGGTCACGGATCCAGCTGAACCGGCGATACAGCGCCTTGGCGTTCGCCTCATTGCAAGTCAGGGCCTCGCCCTCGATCACAATACCGTCCCACGATACCGTGGCCTTGGCGAACTTGGCGATTTCATTGTCCTTGCTGGCCTCCGCAGTGATGGCCGGGCCGCCGGTGGCTGAACGCAAGAACTGGTTGGCGATGCCGTTGTTGTGCTTGGTGACGACGTCGGAATCCTCGCCGAGCAAGGTGATGGTGACGGGCGAACCGTCGTCTTGCAGCACCGGGTTGCCGTCGGGGCCGCGAAGCTCCAGCACCGCGCCTTCGTTGGCCAAGGCTGAGGTGTCGAGAGTGGAAAGGTCCATGAGGGTGTCCTTCAAAAGGACGGCGCGGGCGCGACCCGGCCGTTGAGTTTGGGGGGGAGGTCGAAATCAGGTAACGGCGGCGCCCGGCTCTTCTTCGAAGACGTTCAGGCCAATGTTGGAGGTGCGCTTGCGGACGTCGTTGGCGCCGCCGACGTTGATGCGGTTCCCGAAGACCGGGCCGCGCGCATAGAAGGTGGTCGGCGTATCGTTCTCGTCGGCCTCGTCGGCCAGGACGATCTTGACGGCGTATTCGAACTTCGTGCCAGCGGCGGCGCGCAGGGCGATCTGACCGGCGTCCAGCGGGTTGTGGGCATAGACGATCGGCAGCATGCCGTTGTCGACGGCGCCGACCAGGTGCTGAACGCTCGGACCCTTCAGGGGCGTGAAGCTCACGTCCTGCTTCTGCGGGCCAAACTCGCCGATGCTTTCGACGTCGCCGATCTCAACCCAGCCGGTCAGGGCCTTCAGAGCAGCGAGGGTGGTGACGTTGGTGACCGGACCGATGAACACGGTCGAGCCTTCGGACGTGCCGATTGCCATGGGTGGCTCCTTTGGTTTGAAGCCGGAGCCCATCTCGGCGAATGAGGGCGGTCAGGGAGGGCTCAGACGGCCGTCCAGCTGATGGTGATGGGCGTCAGCGTCTCAGCGGCCTCTGTGATCGGCGATGCGGCCCACGGCTCCTTGTTGACGCTGACGCGGGTGGCTGGGCCAAAGAGGCGCAGGCCCTTGTAGAAATGGGCCATAACGTCGGAAGCGGCGCGGCGGGCGGCAACGATGCCTTCGCCCTCCGGCCAGACGACGGTGATCTGCAGAAGCCCCTGGTCGATGCGGCCCGACGCCAGACCTTCCCAGAAGGGCGCGTTGGAGAAGAGGTCGATCCGAAGGTAGGGCAGGGCGCCGCCTTGGCTATCGACGGGCGGTTGGAAAGCCACATCAGGCATAGCGACCGGCAGGGCCGGCCCTGTGGTCTCCATCAGCTCGGCGCGAGCCAGCAGCAGTGCGGCGACGATGGCGGGATCGGCCATGGGTTACCCTCTGTCCGACACGAAGCGCCCATTGGCGGCTCGTGGCTGCATCTGATCGAAACCGCCGCCTGTGCGAGCGCGGGCCTCAATGCAGACCTGCTGGACGATCTGGGGCCACTGCTGCGCAGCCAGTGAAACGAACCGACGCGCTGGTCGGCCGCCGGCGCCGTACTCCGCGACCCGCGCATAGACGGACGTGTACTTGGCCTCGATGGGGTCTTCTATCGTGAGCCGGGTGAGCACGAGGCTCACGCTCGACGCGTTCCAGCTGTAGGAGCCTGGATTTTCGGGCGGCTGCCTGACCGCGACCGATAGTGGCGCCTTTCCGACCCGGAGCGACGCCCGCAGGAAGCCGGTATCGACAGGCATGTTGCCCGTACCGCCAGGCGCGACCGGCCCGAATGCTTTCTTGCTGACGCCTCGCGAGCCGTCTTTCTTCAGCTTGCCGAGGCCAGCGCCAGCGGCGATTGCACGCTTGGTGCCGGCCTTTGATGGGCCAGGCTCTTGCATGACCTCGATCACACGCTGAACGCTTTCATTTCGAACCGCGAGCATCCGCTCTTTCGTCCGAGTGGTCCAAGCCGTCACCTGTTCTTTGAAGGTGACGTTGGCCATCGCATCACCTCAGGTTCGCCAGGAAGTCGATCCGGTATTCACAGTCGCAGCGGCAGCCGACGATCTCTTGCGGGCCAGCCCCGAGCGCGGTGTCCATGGGGAAGCGCATCAGTGCGCCCGACGGGCTACGGAAGGCCTCGTTGAAACGCACGCTCTCGGCGTTCAGGGCCTGATGGGTATGCCGAACCCGAAGATCGCCGGCCGAGCGCCAGACCTTCGTGACGACGTTCTCTGCGACCTTCCCTGATGCGATAGCCTGTCGATAAGCTTCGAACTTGGCGCGCTGCATCGAGGTCAGCGTCTCGACCCGCCCGATGGTCTCGCCCCGCAGTTTCAGAAGGCGACGCTCATAGGCGGTCACGGCCTTGGCTGCGATGGCGGGGTCGACGGGTTTGCCTTCGCGGATCGCCTTGGTGACCGAACGGTCGAAGCGCTTGTCGCGCCGGACGCGGGTCAGATAGTGTTTCAGGGCGGCGGGGTCGTCGCTGGCCAGCTCGCCGCGCGCGGTGGCGACGTATTCAGCTTGAGGTGCGGAAAGCCCCAGGATGCCGCCTTCACGCTTGCCAGTGACCCGGCTGATGCGGCCGACGATGTCCAGCGCGGCCTGCCGTGGGTTCACGCCCCGGCGCATGCTGTCGGAGAGAGTGTCGCGGACCAACTGGCGCTGTTCGGTCGTCAGGCGGGTGATCAGATCCGAAGACCGGCGCGAGAGCCAGGCCTCGGCTTCGGGATTGCGTCCGTCGAACCGAACAACAAGGGCTGTGCCGTCAGCGGCGCGCTTCGGCATGGCCGATGCAGTGACTTTGCCCGCCTCATCGTGGGCTTGCTTGGCGCGCTCGGCGACTTCGTTGAAGACCTCGGGGTCGATGTGCAGGGCTTCCAGTGCAGCGTCTATGTCGCCGTTCTGAAGAGCCGCCGTGACCCGTTGCAGCTCAACACCGGCCCGAAGGCTGTCCAGGGCTCGGAAAAAGGCGTCAGCGACCGCCACGCCATAGCGAGCAAGCAGGTCGGCATAGACCTGCCGGTTCGCGCGGGTGGTGGCCATGGATCAGTTCGGTGCGCGACCGGGCTTCCAGTCGGCTTGCGACTGACCCGAATAACGGACTTCCCGATGGCGATGATTCACCTCAGAAGAGGCCTTTGGATCGCCACGCACATCAAGCTGCTCTTCGTAACCGCTGCCCATTCGCGAAACGTCGAGCCATTCAGTCTCAACCGTTTTGACAGGCTCGCGAAGGCTGTTTGTCATCGATCAATCCGGGATGATGGCTCGGGCGTGGGTGCCGGCGTCAGCCATGTGGTCGAGATAGGCGTCCAGCAGGGCGTGGGCATCGTTGCGGAGCGCCTCGCGGGGTCCGGCGCCGTCCTCGCGCATGGCGCACGCGCTCATCGCCTTACCCTTGCTGATGATGTCCTGCAGCGTGGCGGTCGCCAGCATCACAGAGTTCTTCGTGGTCATCGGCGGCCCTGGAGGATGTAGACCAGCGTCGTCCCTGCCGGGCGCTTCGTCTGGATCGGCGGAACGATGTTGTAGACCGTTCCGTCGGCCTCGACCACCTTGTCGGAAAGTGCGGGCGCCGTCGTCAGCGTGCCGGGCGCGACCATGATCTTCTTGTCGGTCGCCAGAATGCGAGTGCCGTCGATCTCGCGGCTGCTGAAGTCGGTGACGACCATGTCGGCCGGGTCGTCGGAATATGAGGAAGGGCCTGGGTCGTACTTGGGGCCTGAGCCGGGGACCGTGCGCCGGATCGCGCCGCGCTGGCCATAGCGATCAAACAGCCGGTTTACCGTCGCCAGCGGACGGCTGTAGTCGAACTTGGGCATCAGCCGACGGCCCAGAGACCCAAGCCAGCAGCGGCAACTTCTGACATCAGGAACGGGGCGAGCAAGCCTTCAACGGCGCTCAGCCTGACAGTGGCGTCGGCGGCGACATCGCCGGAGCCTTCGAAATACTCGGTGTCCACAGCGCCTTCGATGCGCTCGCGCTTCACGGCGCCGGCGGCTGTGACGCCAACGGACAGGCTGCCAGGGTTGGCGCTCTCCTGGATGGCTGCATGATAGCTGGCGATGATGACGTTGCGCGGGATCACGTCGGCGGCGACCGGCGTCTTCCACGCCGTCGCGTTGATCCGGGGCCAGGCGCGCTCTTGGTCGATGCCTCCGGCCGGCTCGCCCCGGAACCGGGCGCCATAGAGGCCGTCGAGGTAGTCGCTGGCCCGCTGGCGTAGCTGGGCTACGGTCAGGTCACCGGTCGAGGTGGAATAGCCCTTCTCGGCCGCCCACTCGTTGAACCCTTGATCTGATCCGTAGCCCGCCACGTCTTAGGCCTTCGCGTGTTCGGCGGCGAAGGCGGCCTTGTCGTCGTCCGACATGGTGTCGAAGGCCTTGGCGTCGTCCTCGCGAACGCTGGCGCCGACCTTCTCGCCCTTGCCGTCTTGGATGGTCCACCAGCCCTTGCCGCCGTCAACGACGGTGAAGGGGCCGACGGGCGGTTCATCGTTGGTGACAGCGGTCTTGCCGTCCTTGCCGCCACCGATGGCGACGAACCGGCCGCCCCAGGGGTGCGGCTCGACCGGCTGGCCTTCATCGTTGACGTCGAAGTCGGCGACATCGAGTTCGGTGCCGACCGGGATTTCCTTGCCTTCGCCGTCGTAGATGCCGCCGGCGGTGATGCGAATGCGCATGGAGCGCTCCTTTCCTCGCAATGAGGGAAGGGCCCGGCCGAAGCCAGGCCCCGCCGGGTTAGACCGTGGTCGAGGCGAAGACGCCCGACTTGCCGTTGTAGTCGCCGCGGATCTCCAGCCCCATCGCGCCCATGTTCAGGAACTGGTAGTTGTCCGTCGGGTTCAGGCGCGTCATCGCCGTGGTGTTCACGGCCATGCCGACGATCGGGCGGATGTAACGAGCGTTCGGCACGAAGCCGAAGAACTGGTTACCCGTCAGGCGCCACGTCACTTCGATCTTGTTGATGCGACGGTTGCGAGCGACGAACTCACGGATGGTGCCTTGCTTGAAGCCCTGGGCGTTCGAATAGGAACGGTCCCAGGCCCGGGCGATGTCGGGGCTGATGTAGAGGTTGACGGCCTCGGTGATCAGGTTGGCGTCCAGCATCGCGCCGAAGGGCCCGACGAAGAACGCCTCCAGCTGATCCGGGGTCGCCGTGGTCAGGTCGATATTGGCCCCGCCGGCGCCGATGTTGATCAGCTTGGTCAGCGGCGACGTGCGGATGCCGTAGCCGGTGTAGCCCTGGAACTTGATCGTCGCATCGCCGTCGAGGACATAGTTGGCCATGTCGCGGTTCAGCTTGTCGACCGACCCTTCTTGATCGTCAGCCAGAGCGTCGAAGTTCTCGGACTGCAGGGTGTTCCATTCGCGCCATTCGCGGCCATAGCCATCGGCGAAGATCGGAACGACGGTGCCGGAGTAGTTGTAGACCGTCTTGTCCATGGCGACCGGCACCTGGCCCGACAGCGAGCGGAAGACCGGGTTGGCGGTGTCCGAGGCGGTGCGGGTCATGTGGACCAGCTTGCCGATGTTCACCGGCTTGGCCAGCGACATCAGGTCGGCCATGAAGACGCTGCCGCCATCGTCCCGCATGACGCGGGTGGTGATGGTGTCCAGCTCCAGCCAGGCGTCACGCGGCAGGACGGCCGAAGCGTTGGTGACGCCCGACATCTCGCCGTAGAGGGCGGCGTGCTGGTCTTCGACCCGGTGGAAGTGTTCGCGCGCCACGCTCAGTTCGCCCCACCATTGCTGGTGCGGACGGGAGTTGGCGACGAGCTGTTCGTCGAAATAGCGCATGTTCGCCCTCCTTAGGCGGCGACCACGTTCCGGCCGGCTTTGCGCGCACGCACAAGCTGGTCAGAACCGGTGTTGTTGTTGAAGGCCTCTTCGGCGACGAAGGCGACGTTCTGGCCCGTGGTGGCGAGGACGAACTTGCCGGCCGCGCTGGTGGTCAGTTCAGCGCCGCGAGCGACGTTGGTGCCGGTTGGGACGCGGACGTTGAAGAACTGCTCGTCCAGCGCTTCCATGCCGATGACGGTGTCGCCGGCGGGCCATGCGTCGTCGGTGCCCTTCAGCGCCAGGTAGTTGTCCTGAGCGATGTAGAGCTTGTCGCCGCTGTTGGCGCCGGCGATGGCGAAGGCCGAGCCGGACTCCACCAGGGCGATGCCGGGCAGGACCGCAGCAGCGCAGATACGTTCCTGCACCTGGGGCGTGACCTCGGTGACGGGGCCGGCGTAGATCTTGTTGAAGCGGGGCATGTGCTTAGGCCTCCGTCTTCGGGGCGGCCGGGGCCTTGAAGGCGGGCTTGGCGCCGGTCGCGCCCGGCAGCTTGAAGCCGCTGTTGGCGATCGGGGCGGCCTTGCCGGGCTCGGCCTTGGGAGCCAGCTTGCGAAGGGCGTTGAGCGTCAGCTCCTTCGCCGTGTCTTCGTCAAGCAGGTTGGCCTTGACCACCTTGCCCACCAGTTCGGCGTGCTCGGCGTCGTCCTTGGCCTTCTGGTCGGCCGCGTTCGCCGTCAGTTGATCAGTGACGGGCTTCAGCGCGTTGGCCACGGCCTCGGCGACCGAAGTGCCGATGCTCGCGCCGATGTTCGCAACGCTTTCCGAGAGGGTCTTCACCTCGCCGGACAGCGCATCGAACTGTTCTTTCGAGACAGTCATGTCAGCGTCCTTGTTTTGCTGCTCAGAGGGGACCCGCTCGGAGCCTTTGAGGGCTTCGATAAGGGCGGTTTTGACGCGCTCCAGCCACGACGCACGTTCGCGCCGGTCCAGAGCTTGGGCGAGATGATCCAGCGCCCAATCGACACCACGCTCAGCGTCCTCGGTGAGGGTGCTGTTGATGACGTCGATCTCTTTGCCCGCCGAGTTGACCATCATGCCGACGCCCTGGTCGGGAGTGGCGGCGCCGTCTTCGTCCAGAAGGATGGCGTCGTGGTCGAACTCGATGTCGCGAGCGGTGAACTTGTAGGGAACGTCGCCGTTGGCGGCGTCCATGATCGCCAGAAGGCCCGTCGAGGTGTGGACCGGGTCGCCGGCGTCGATGGCCGCCAGCACGCGCTTGCCGCCCTCGGACTGGTTGGCGCGTTCGACGTCGATCACCTTGTCCAGCAGGACGCGGCCGCCCTCTTGGCGCACGTTCTCATTCCAAGCGCCGATGAAGGTCTGGTTCAGCCCCTCCGGGTCGCGGGCCGAAAGGAACTTGCCATTGACCGACGGATGACCCAGCGGCGCAGGTGTCCGCTCCAGGGTCTTGAACGACTTGGCGATCTCGGCCGCGGGATAGAGGATGTCGTTCATCACGACGTCGTCCGGCAGGGTCGCCGAGGGGACGATGATCACGTCGCGGCCGTTGCGCTTCTCGCGCTTGATCGCCGCCGAGTTGGCCAGGGTGCGGATGTTGACGCGGACCTGATCACCGGCCGCGAGGCCCTTGTTGACCAGGAAGGCGCGCGTCGGCGCTGCGGGCTGATACACGCGGGCCTCCTTCGATTGTGGGTGGGTCAGGCGGCCGGAGCCGGCTCGTCTTCGGTCTTAGGCAGGTCCAAGGCGTCCTGCTCTTCGGCGGGGTCCGCCTCGTCACGGAACCGTTCAGCGTCGCTCAGCGGCTCCATGCCCACCACGGCGCGGATGTCGTCGCCGGTGAAGACGATCTCGCCGGACGGCTGCTTGGAGTTGACGTCGGCCATCTTCACGGCCCGGTCGATCTTCTCGCCCATCGAGCTTTCGGTCAGGTCGGTCCAGCTCAGGAACCAATCCTTCTGCGGCAGCACCTTCACCCGCTCCAGGCGGTTCACGAAGGTCATGATCGCAGGGACGGCCTGATTGGTCCGCCGGCCCATGTTGACCTTGGCCCACTCTTCGCTGTCCTCAGTCGAGGCGCGCTCTCCGGTCTGGGAGCCGATCAGCACCTTCATGGGGATCGACCACGACGCCGCGAACGATTGCGCCGCCACGGCGAAGAAGTGCTCGGGCGAGGGCAGGTTGACCTGCATCGGCGTCGCCTTGATGCCTTGCAGCAGCAGTGATTTGTCAAAGCCCCGGTTCAGGTCGCCGACTTGGTCATCGAGTTGGTCGACAAACTCCTGAGCAGAAATGCCCTGCGCAGCCGCTACGTCGGAGAGCTTCACGTCTTTGTCGATCTCTAGGGTCAGGCCAGACTTGGCGTTCTTCCAGAAGCCCTCGCCGCCGCCGCCCCGGATCTTCTCCATGTCGAGCAGTGCGTTATAGCCGGGCTCTAAAGCGGAGCGTCCGTTCAAGGTGCCGTCGCGCGACCAGACGATCACGCGGTCGGGGTGGATTTCGAAGGTGCGAGGCTGTTTCTGCTGGCCAACGGCCGACTCCGCGAAGCTGAACATAGTCGGCTGGCCATAGCCCTCCGACTTCTCGTTGGTGTCCCAGGTGCTGACGGTCAGCTGGCCTTCCCAAGCCGGGATGACCTCGACGAGACCCATGAGGCCGCCTGGAACCGTCTCGACGGGCTCCTTGAACGCCTTGCTGTCGGCGAAGCGCAGGATCAGTCCGGAGTAGCAGCCGACCAGGCTACGGCGATCGCACTCGGCAAGGTGTTGCCAGATGCGCAGATCGGCAAAGCGCTGACGGATGTCGGCCTCAAGGCCGGTCTCGCCCTGGTCGCCACCTTCAGTGCCGTCGCGCTGGAACTCCTGAAGATAGGGATGATCTTCCCAGGTCTTGCCGATGGTCTTGTCCACAGCAGCCCTGGCGAGCGGGTTGCGGCAGTAGGCGTCAAAGGCAAGCTCGAAGCTGACCTGATCGGGATAGCCGAAGTCGGCAGCGTGGTTGTGCTTGGCGTAGGGTGTCGCCCATCCGCCGGGAAGGAGCGATTGAAATGTCCTCTGGGCCCGATTTGCCAGGTAGTGGACGACGCTCATGATCGGTTCCGGCTTTTCAGCCACACCGTGACCATCGGTGCCGTTGGCGGGTCCACATAGTTCAACATCAGCGCATCGGCGTAGTCAGGCGATGCGATGCCGCGTCGTTTGAGGGCTTCTTTCGTCTCGATCACGATCTTGCCCTTCTCGTTGCGTCCCCACTTCACCAGACAGAGCTGGAGGCAGAGGGTGTCGCTTTCCTTGTCGCCGGATGGCAGGGCCAGAAGATCGGTGACTGGATGTTCGACGCCACCTTCGCGGCCTTCAAGGAAGGCTACGTGTTCGTGCGTCCGCTGCAGATCGGTACGGCACAGCCACCAGATCTCAGCCTTGGAGTTGCCGAACATCTCTGCGGATGTCCGCTTGTCGGGCCAGATGCGGTCGGTCGGCGGCAGGCCGGTGTTGATCGGCGAGACCTTGAGCCCAGCGACCTCGTTGTGCGTCAGCGTGGATGAGACGCCGGCGCCGACGCCTGGGGCATCGAAGTTCAGCTCAGAGGCACCCAGCTCTCGCGCAATGTCGAGCGCCCAATGCGCCGTTCCGGTCGTGTCTGGCTGTCCGCGTGAGCGTGGAACGTGTACGACGGGACCAGCCTTCGGAATGGTGACGGACTTAGATTTCCCGGCTCCAACGTCCAGCCCGAGGCGAATTGCATTCGAGGACCGCAACCGAGGCTCAAGCGCCGCCAGCCGCTTCGCGCTCTCTACCCAGATGGCAGGGATGCAGATACCCTCGACCGAGGCGCTGTAGTCGATGTCGTATTCCGAGGCCCAGGTCGTCGGGTCTGAGAAGCTGGCCTGCTTGGCGTCGGCCCATTCCTGGGTCTTGCGCGGATCGTCTCGCCAGTGAAGCCGGAATATCTGATGTGGCTTGAGGATCGAGTGGCGCTTGCGGGCGAAGAGGTTGCCCATGCCGTTGACCGACGAAACCCAGATCACGCAATCGGTGTTGCCGGACAAGGACTTCTCGACCGTCTCGGCGTTGGCGACGAAGGCGGCTTCATCGACCACGTACATCGAGGAACGGCCGCCCCGGCCCATGTCCTCGCCGCCTTCACCCGTGATGACCGAACCCGTCTCCGGGTTGGTGATCCGCATGTAGTTGTCGTGGTTGTTGCGGTTAAAGCCTTCCGGCATGAACTGCGCCGGCTGGCGGTACAGCATGATCCGGATCTTGGCGAAGATGCTGTCGGGGTCGTCCTTCTTGTCGACGAAATCGACTTTGCGGCTGCCGAATGTGGACTTGAACCCCGGACGGAACAGCCAGGCCCAAAGCGCGAACCCGCCGCAGAGATAGGTGACGCCGACGTCCCGGCTCTTTTCGCCTAGTCCTTCTTCTCCGGCCTCGACGCGGGCCAGAAGCCAAGTGATGAACTCGCGCTGCTTAGGCCAGAGGATGAACCTGACGAAGGCGCCGCCCGGCTTGCCGACGAGACGCGGGTCATAGGTCCAGGCGTACTTGTCGAACCAATACAGAGGGTCGGCGGCGCACCGCGCCTTTTCCGCCTCCCAGCCGCCGGCCTCGGCTTCGATCCGCTCCCGCTCTTCACGCTCGCGCTTCAGGCGCGCCCGCTGCTCAAGGAGGGCTAGATACTCACGCTTCTCCGGCAGGCTCAGGTTCGCCGTCACCGGCTTCAAGCGCGGCGATGCGAGCATTCACTTCATCCTCGGTGAGGTTCGCGTACTCGATGGGGCCACCGTTCCGGCCAGCCAGCTCTTTCCGATCGACGACGAGGCCGTTCAGCTTGGCGACGTCCATCAGCGAGGCGCGGGCGACGGATAGGCCGGACGCCTCGGCAAGCCTCTCGCCTTTCTCAGCGATCATGAGCAGACGTTCGGAGATGCCGGCGACCGTGATTTCCGCCCGCATGGCGGCACGCTCAAGGATCTCGGCGACACGGGCCTCGATGCTTTCATTTGCTTTCAGGCGAGTGGCGTTGCCGCGGTTCTCTTCGTAGCCGGCGCTAACGTAGGCGGCGTCCGCAGTCTCCCCCTTGGCCAAGGCCTGGGCGAACCGCTCATGCTTTGGGTTGGTGAGAGCTGGCAATGCCGCCTCCTCAGCGAGTGAGATGTCCACCGAGTCGGCGATCTGTCCACGGCGATGAAGCGCGGAGTACCTTACAGATCGTGGTTATCGGCGCAGCCTGTGCGTGTCAGGGAATCACCTGTCGCAATCAAAGGAGGCCAACATGGCCGACCAAATCGCCGCCGGCGACGTAGTGCAGCTGAAATCTGGAGGCCCGCTCATGACGGTTCGCTGGGTGCAAGACGACTACGGTACTGAAACCGCCTACTGCAACTGGTTCGACAACAACAAGGAAAACGGGGCGAAGTATCTTCCAGCGCAACTTCGCAAGGTCAGCGACGACGATCTCTAGCCTACTGATCCAGCCGTTCCCGTAGGTCCGAACATGGTCAGCGGGAACGAAAAAGCCCCGGCCGTTGCGGGTCGGGGCTGATCGGGCGCGTCTTGCGCTCTTGGCGTGTGTCCGCGATTTGCTCTCCCGCGTCAAGCGGCTCGTTCCTTAATCGCCTCCTTGATGTCGGAGACCTCAAGCAAAAGCTGCCGAAGCAGCGCGTATATGGCGCTTCTCTGCTGTTCCGCAGCGAGCGGGATATCGTTGTTGCGTTCTGCCGCGTTCATAAGCGTGTCGGCTTCTTGCAAGGCCTTGTCGACGTCTTCCATGTCTCACTCCAATCCGTAAGCGATAGCTGCACAATCAAGAGCAGTGCGCAACGCGTCCGATGTGCGAGCTTGGATCGATCCACTGGAAGATAGCGACATCAGGCTTGAGCCCTTCCCCGCAATCTCCCGAAGCGCCCAGACGGCTCGACCGACACGCTCAACATCCGAGCGCCCAAGTGATCGGCGGCAGCTCGGGTCTTCTTCCTGGATCATCGCCTCCAAATCGCGCACGAACTCTTCGCGCTCCTTACGCTTCTGGGCGAAACCATCGCCTCCGCGGACGATCTTTCGCGTCTGGTCCATGGCGGGAGGGGTTAGGCCGTTTTCCGGATCCAGAAGCTCGTAGTCGGCGCGATAACGCAGTCCCGCCGAATGCTGGGTTCGCGTGATGGAATGCGCAGTCAGCAGGGTTTCCAGCCCATCCCTTTCGACACGCTTTGTCTTTGCCGTCGTGCCGTCTGGGGCCTTGATTGTCACATCGACGAGCAGAACGTCGCGGACCTGTTCAAGATCAGCCATTTCCTTCAACCGGACAGCGACCTCATTTGAGCCGACCAGTCGATCAATCTCGCGGTCTAGAGCCTCAAGCATGAGGTGACCGCTGCGCTGGACGCCAAGATCTTTGGTCCCGATACGTCTTTGTGCCTCGGCGAAGCGCTCGGCTTGCTTATCGGTTAGCCGCAGCCCGCGAATGCTCACCGGCGCTGTGTTGTCGTTCACTGCTGCGGGGTGGTTGTCGTTGGCCCCGATCATGCGCGGCGGGGACGGCTTGGCGTAGCGGCCCTTGCGGAGCTTCGCCTTGGCTTTGGATTGCTTGCTCATGGTTCGATCCTGGTAAGAGCGGCGATGGCCATGCCGATGATGGCGTTAGAGGGCAGAGCGGACTGCTCGGCAGACCAGCCGGACCGGAAGGCGCCTTCATCGTTGAACACGACCCAGACGGCACCGGTCGGAACCTCGCCCTCTGCCTCGAAGCGCTCGACTGAGCCGACGACGTCGACGGCGATGCGCTGGCGGAAGGCCAGGGTCGAAGGTTCGCCGTGGAGGGCGACGACGGTTGTGGTCTCAGCATCGCTCATGCCGCCGCTCCTCCTTCGAACAGGTCAGGCTTGGGGGTGTCGTTGGCCGCAGCCGGGCTGAACCCGAACTCGGCGAGGATGGCTTGCGGGACGCGGCAACCGGGCGCGCCGGGCGCAGGGCCAGCGTCGTCCTTGGGCCAGTAGCGGTTCTGCCGGTACTCGCGGATCCAGCGGCGCCACCGTTCGTCGGCAGGCTGGGCCTGGGCCTGGCGCTGGGCCAGCGAGGCGACGGCGGTCTTTGGCGCATCCGCGATCTTCCCACGGCACCAGTTTCGCCATGCGGCCGTCCAGTCGGCGTAGCGATGATCCTTCGCGATGCACTGGTCACGGAAGTACGCGGCGAACCGGCGCAGATCGACATTGGCTCCGACTTCTCGGGCCTTCGCTTGCTGTTCAACGATCAGAGCCTCGGTTGGGAAATCATCCGGGAGACAGACTTTCGGTTTCCGTCGCCCCCCTTGGGGGGGAGGGGGGTTCTTCTCCTCTCCTCCTCCATCCTCCATCTGCGGGACTTTTACTGTACCGGTACGCGACTGCTCCTCTACTGCTTTCGTTTCGGTCGGAGATAGGCCGACATATTCCCCAATGTTTTCAGTGATCGGGTGAATGGCGTTCGGCTTCTGAGGGCGTTGGAACTTGCGGAAGTCCTTGATGGCGCCGAAGCGCTTTCCGTCGGTTTCGTAACCCTTGATGAGGTCAACGGCTTCCAGTTCCGCAAGCAGAGCGGACGCATCGGCGCCGTCGCCGGGCAGAAGGCGCATCTTCAGTTGGAGGGGCTTCCATTCGAAGAGGCCCTGGTCATCAGCGTCGGTCCAAAGGCCGATGTAGAGGATGCGCGCCAGTGGGCTGCACGAGACCCACGCCTCATCCGTGAAGAGCGACGGGTGAACAGATCGAATCCTAGCCACGGTTGCGACCTCCCAGGAAGTCGACCCAATGGACCCGAGCGCCCTTGCGGCTGTTGCAGGTGGCGCAGATCGCTTGGCAGTTCGCTTCGACGTCGGCGCCGCCCCTGCTGCGCGGAATGATGTGATCGACGTGCCAGCTGGAGACGTCGTCATCGTGGGCGCCGCAGGTGGGGCAGTGATAGCGCTGGCGCCGGACCATCACATCGATCTGGTCGTCGCCGCACTTGATGCGCTTCCGATCAACGGGATCGATTTGAGAGATGGGCAGCGCGACCACGACGAAATCCCAGCGGTCTCGCGGCGATGCGAACGTCTTGGAGTGCATGAACACCCACTGGTCATCCGTATAGGCGAGACGAAGTCGCTCCAGCTCTTCCAGAGCGCCATAGACCTCATCGACGGTCACTTGGCAGAAGATCGCGGCACGTTCGGCATCGAAGTCGATCGGCGCGCTCTCGGGCTCAACGCCTCCAATGTCTTCGATGGGCGGCAGCTCGCTGATCGAGGTGAGGTAGATTAGCAAGAGCTTGGAGAGCGGAGACCCCGTGTTTTTGTGCATCGCTAGGGGGATTGCCTGGAAGGGCATCAGGTGCGCTCCGTGTTGGTGATGAGGTCGATCTCGGCCCGATAGTCCTGGGGCTCGCTGCCCTCGGACCCGTGGCGGTTCTTGGCGATGATCACGTCCATGCGCGTGCGCAGGCCGGCGACCTCCATTTCCCACTCCAGGTGGGCGTCGGTGTGCGCCTTCGGCTCGGCCTTCTGGAGGTAGTAGACCTCGCGGAAGGGGAAGAGGACGGCGTCGGCGTCCTGCTCGATCGAGCCGGATTCCCGAAGGTCGGACAGCATCGGCCGCTTGTCGTCCCGGCTCTCGACGGAGCGGTTCAACTGGCTGAGCAGGATGATGGCGATCTTGGCTTCACGAGCCAGGGTCTTCAGGGCGCCGGTCATCTCAGCAATGGCGCTGGCCTCGTTGCGGCCGGCTAAGGCGGGGCGGCGCATCAACTGCAGATAGTCGATGCCGATCGCCGCCAGATCGCCGCGGCGTTTCATGGCCCAGACGGCGCGGCTGACATCCTCGACGGACACGCCGGCGCGGTCGCGGAGCCACAGGTTCTTCGGAATGGATTGTTTCGCACGATGAAGGGCTTGCAGGTCGAAGCTCGTCAACGGCTGGACCTTTGCGATGTCGGAGAAGCTGACGGGCTGGTCTTCCTGGACCGTCAGGCGCGACAGCGCGCGGTCGTTCAGCTGGTCGGTGTCCATTTCCAGCGAGAAGCCGGCGAAGAGCTTGCCAGGGTTCCGCAGGGCGGCGCCGTACAGCACGTTGCCGAGCAGCGCCGTCTTGCCCATGCCGGGGCGTCCGGCCATGACGATGACCGAACCGGGCAGCAGGCCGCCCAGGCGCTTGTCGATCGACGACAGGCCGGTCTGTACGCCCTTGGGCTTGCCGGTGGCCACTTCCAGCTCCAGACGATCCATACGGGCCTGCGCGGCGTCCCACGCGTTCACGAACAGGGCGTCTTCGGGGGCGGCGCCGCGTTCAGCCTCTTCAAGCTCAGCACGCGCCTTGGCAACGGCCGAATAGCCGCTGTGCTCGGGGTCACGGGCCGACGTCAGCGTCTCCGTCGCCATCTTGATCAGGCGGCGCCGGACGGCTGTGTCTGCGATCTGCTCGGCATAGGCGCGAATAGTGTTGGCGGGCGGCGCGGCGTCCCAGAGGCGGCGCAGATAGGGAAGGCCGCCGAAGTGTTCGAACGCAGGATCCGGCGCCAGATCGTTCTGGATCGTGGCGGGCTCAGCCAGCTTACCGGCGGTGATCAGCCGACCGACCAAGGCGTAGATGCGCTGATGATACGGCTCAGAGAAATCCTCTGCCGTGACAAGGTCATGGACCTGCCTGTGCGCCTCGTTGCTGAAGAGCAGGATGCCCAGCAAGGCCTGTTCAGCCTCTAGGTTCAGAGGGAGGTTCGAACCTTCGTCTTGGTCGCGAGGGTCGATCATGCCGCCTTCTCCGTGTCGAAGAGGGGACCGCACTTGATGGCCTCGACGCGCTGGATGGCGGCGTCGGCAAAACGGTTCAGCTGTTCCGCTGCGGCCGGGTTCTGCTTGGCCCTGGCCTTGGCCTCTCGGCGGACCATGCGGGCGTAGTGAAGTTCCAGGTCGACGATGTCGCGCCTATTCATGGCGGCCCTCGTCGTTGGCGGCTTTGGTCAGGCTGGCGAACGCCTGCTCAGCGGCGGCGCGGCGGATCGGCCCGGTGTAGATCGACACATGGGCGAAGCGCCCGAAGGTAGAGGCGGCGCCCTCGGCATCGAGGCGAGCGCACAGGGCGTCCTTCACGGCCGAGAGCACGCCCTCGCAATGGAGGACGATGTGGGCGTCGCTGATGCCGGCGATGGCGACGGCTGTGGCCATGCGCGCATCAGCTCTGACCTTGGCGTCACGCGCCTTCTGAGCAGCGGTGCGCCGGTCCTTGTCGATCTGGGTCAGGACGCGGTCGGAGAAGTCGCGGCGTTGAGTGCGAGACATCAGGCGGCCCACCGACGGTTCGCGCGCTCAAGGTTCTCCTTGGGCTTGGGCTGGGTGACATCGCGGGCAAAGGCGCGCTGGGCGTGGTCGAGGCAATAGGAGCACTTCTCGATGCCCTGATAGATCGGGGCGCCACAGGCCAGCTGATCTGCGGCGCGGGCCGGCGTTCCGACAGGCCAGGCGCATTGACCGAAGCTGCGACCGACCATGGGGACCGAGTTGTCGTTCGCTGCGTCGATTGATCGCTTGATGATCAGGCGACCGGCGGCGGCCTTCTCGGCGCGCTGCTCGGCGGTGCTGTCGGTCTTGGACTTGGACAGGTCGAAGGGCTGGGGACGGGCGGCCTTTGCCGGCTTGGGAGGTTTCGGTGGGCGAGGCTCGCGAACGGGCTTCACCTTCGCGGTCCTGGCTGCGGCGCCGGGCTTTGCGTTCGTCTTCCGGCCTTCGCTCAAGCCGTGACGATGGACCATGCCGATGACCATGTTGCGGGTCCAGGTCGGGCCCATCAGCCGGGCGATGTTGCTGGCGGACTTGCCCTCCAGCCACAGGCGTTTGACCTGCTCGACGGTCTCGGGTGTGTGCAGCGCGTTGCCGTGACGACGGCTTGGAAGACCGAAGCTGGTTCGGATGCTGCGGACGCTGGTTTCAGAAATGCCGAGGCGATCCCCGATCTGCGTTCCGCTCAGTCCGGCCTCCCACAAGCGGGTGAACTCGGCACGGCTTACTCTGGCGAAGATGTTCATGCGGCCCTCCCGGCCGTAAAGTTGATGGGATCCCAGCGGCCGGCGTCGCGCGGAAAGCGGGTCTTCACGGCGTGGAGCCAGAGACCGAAAGCGTCCGCTTCGTCTGGAACAGCAGGGTTGAAACCGTAGGTGCGGGCGGCGCGGACCATGTCGTCCTTGTCGGCGCGGCCGGAGCCGGTCAGGGCCTTCTTGACGGTGACCGGATAGACTTCGCAGCATTCAATGGCGGCGCGGACGGCGACCATTTCAGTGATGCCAGCGAGGGCGTGGAGTTTGCGGGTGACGTGCGGTGTCGCGCTGGACGCCAGGATGGGCGCTTCGAACAGCAGAAGGCTCGGCCCGACCTCGCGGACCTTCGACGTCAGCCAATCCTCAAAGGCGATGAGGAAGGAGCCGACGTCCTCTCCGGTCTTCGGCAGGCGGATGTGACCGATCGCCGGCAGTTCGCCGGTGTCGGGCGCTCCGAAGCAGAAGCCGGTGCAGGTTGCGAGGTCGAGCGCGAGATACATCAGGCGGCGCCCTGAACCGCGGTCGAGGCCAGGTCGTCGTTGGCGGCCGACTTTTCGAATTTCTCAGCCAGTCGGGTCTGGGCCCGGCGCCAGCCTTGAGAGAAGTCAGGGACGTGGGCGGGAAGAACCCATTCCGGCGGGATTTCATCTTCGCCACGCAGGCCCATGGCATAGCCCTGGGCTTCGGCGTCGACGGAGTCGCGGGCGGCATCACCCAGATTGAAGAGATCGGGCTGGGTGCCAGCCGGCAGACCCGCCCAGGTCCGCAGTTTGGCGCGGCGCTCTTCCTCGGCCGTCAGGTCGCGTCGGCTGGACTTGCCGTCGTCCAAGATGGCCTGCAGTTCCTTGCGCGAGAAGCCGTCGGCCTTCGCGGTGCGGAACAGGTCGGTCAGGGCCTGGGCCTCGACGTCCAGCGCCGCCTTTGCGACCGCCTTCTTGGCTTCCTGCACGCGCAGCTTGTTGATGTGCGACAGGAAGACAGCTTCTTCGTCGCGATTGGGGATCGACTTGGGTTCGCCGCCGTCAGGGCTGGCACTCAGCTTCTTGGCCATCTGGCCCTCCATCAAGACCGCTCAACGGGGCGGTCGGTCCCGTTGGTCAGCGCTCTCGCGGGTGCGAGGCGAAGGAGATCAGGCCGGTGACGCCATGGGCGAAGGCCTGGAATGCGATGTGGAGGCGGTAGAGCAGGGCGCCCATCAGGCGGCCCTCCGATCATCGCTGGCGTTCTCAGCAGCCCGGCGGACGGCGCGGACCCGCTCCAGCGCTTCTTCGGCGTCACGCTCGGCACGGGCGATAGCGTCGAGGTCGTTGGGAGACAGCCGATCGTCAGCCAGGGCCTCACGAACGGCGGTGACGACGTCCATGCTCTCTTGGGCCAAGTCGAAGGCCAGTTCTTTGAGGCAGCCGGTGACCTTCGTCGGAAACATCCGGCGTTCAGCGATGGCGCCCGAATAGACCGCCCCCTGACCCGCGTATTCCTCCAGCGCGTCCATCACGTCGGCCGGCATGGTCGAGGGGTCTTCGGGGTTCTGATAGCCGGACAGGGCGGACTTGCGGACCCGGCAGGCGCCGGCCGCTTCTTCCAGCCCGCCGCAATGGTCGATCAGCTCGCGGGCGAGCCGGGCGTGTTCACGATGGCTGAGCTTGTTCATGTGCTGCGGATGTTCCGGGCGGGTTTCCAGATGACCGAGAAAGCCGGTCAGGCGACGGAAGGACTTGGCTGTTCGGGAGAAGGCGATTGGGCTTCAGAGTTCGCTGCGTGAGGATGTGGCTGGGCGACACCGATGCTCGCGAGGACGCGGACTGTTGGCCGCTGCGTGAGATCGTAAGCCTGTGCGGCCTGACGCTCGGCGGCGAGGACGCCCCGGATGATGGGGCGATGAGCGGCCATTCCCTCAGCAAGAAGCGCCAGCAGGGCCAGCGCATCCGCTTGGCGACCGTCGGTGGCAAGCTTCTGGATTTCGATCACCGTCCCATAGGCGGCGTCGGCAACGACCAGGGTTTCGACGACCAGAGGGAGGCGGGCCGGTGAGGGGGACACGTCAGGCCGCCTTCTCGGTGGCGGTGTCGTCGTTAGCGGCTTCGACCCATTCGCGCGGCGGGATGCCGAACGCGCGTTCGATCCGCACCGCAAGCTCCAGCGAAGGCTGCCGACCACGGGAAACGAGCTGGTGAGCGTAGGGCTTGCTTACCCCGAGCTGGCGAAGGTCAGCGGCCTTGAGAGATGCGATCGACTTCTTCATGCCGCCGAAGGTATGCCATTCACATACTTTCGATCAAGCGAAAAAGTATGCTCTCAGCGAAACGACAGCTTCGCCGCGCAAGAGCAAAATGTATGGATGGAGCACAACCACATCCGCGCCTGGCGAAAGTTCCGCAACATGACGCTCGACGAACTCGCTGCGGCAGTCGGCTCGACGAAGGCGACTGTCCAACAGCTCGAAGTCGGCCGGATGACCTTGTCGCACAAGTGGCTGCTGAAGTTTGCGCCGGTGCTAGGCACGACGCCTGGAATGCTGCTCGATCACGATCCGAACGATCTTCCGACCAGCGTCCTTGAGACGTGGGCAGCGATCCCCGAGGAAAGCCAGCCACAAGCTCTGAAGGTGTTGGAGAGCTTCAAGCGCACGGGAACCGAGGGTTGATCGGCCTCGTCCTAGCGCTCGCTGTTCAATCGGCGCCGCCGTATGTTCAGTATTCCGAAAAAGCGTCTTCTCTTGCGCGCATGACATTTGCTACCGGCGCCTGCCAGCAGTTGCGTTACGAGGTTGACGCTGACGCCGGTCGTGACCTCGTTTCCGCGTTTATAGATCAAGCTGCGATCGACCTCGTCGGCTCGGACTTCGCCGAGCGGATGTATCTCAGCGCCCTTGATGACGAGCGAGCCGAGATCGATCGCCTGATAAACGGCGTCGTCGGGGAGGCCGCGTCCAGGGAAGAGCAGCGGATGCGCTCAATGGCTGATCTATTCGTCACGCGATGCGCCGGTGCGGCGCAAGAATATCCATCAGTCGTAATCGCGAGCGGCGATGAGGATAGAAGCGGTCCCGAGTTGATCCGTCGCATTCAAGCCGAGGCTTTGGCGAGCCCAGCTGACTGACACAGCGGAGATGACCGCATAGAAACGGCGGCCCCTTATGGAGCCGCCGTTCATCGTCAGACTGTGGTGGGACCTTAGAGGCCGCCCTGACCGATCGGCGCGAGAAGAGCGCTCGGGACCATCAGGCGCAGATCGGCGTTGGCCGGGTTGTCGCATTGCTTGTCGTTGTAGAACGACATCAGGTGAGTGCGGCGCTGCTCGACAAGCTGCTGGGCGTCGCGGGCGTTCAGGTAGTTACCGGCGGCGGCAGGCCAGAACAGGATGACGGCCGCGACATTGGCGCCGTTGACGCCCTTATCGCTATCCGCGTCGCGCTTAATGGCATCCAGCTTGGCGAACTCTTCCTTCAGCTGCGTGCAGGTCATGGCGCGGTCGCCGGGCTGCATGACGCTGACTTTTTCAGTGGTCGTGCAGGCAGACGTGAGCGCAGCGGCCGCGATGGCGGCCGTGATAATGGTCTTCTTCATAGGTGATCCCCCCAGGATCAATTCAGCGGAGCCCTTTGCCCCGACATACCAGCGATCTAGCACAGCCGTCGGATGAGTCTAGCGCAATGGTGGGGGGATGATTGGCGACCCAGCCCCTTGCGGGAAAAGCTGGGTAGGCTGCTGGGCCGCCGGTCCACTGAGGGTGAACGCGAGCATGACTATCACAGCCGGCGCGCGAGTCTAGGCGGCGATCAGGCCAGCCGACGGTGCGTCTCCCATCACCTCAATCAGTCTCGGCTCTTCCCAGAGATCTTCGTCTGGGTGACCCTCCATGCTAAACACGGCGACGCCATCGGCACCGGTCAGCAAAATTTCGCCGCCTTGGCGCGCGCGCTCTTCATTCAGAAACTGGCGCACCTCGCCGGCAACCAAGCGTCCTTCGCGACGCCAGAAGGCCTGTGCGCAGTAGATCGTCTTTCTGGCCATCTGCCTGCTCCTCTCTCCCGTTAACGAATCAGCGTTCCGGACCAAGAGTCGAGTCCCGCACATCAGGCCTGCGACCGGTTTTGACGTGAGGCGAAATCAAAAAGTGTGCGCAACGCATACTTTTCTGTTGCAATGAAAGTATGCGGATAACATACTCGCTCCATCGAAACGGAGTGACCCATGTCTATCCATCCCGCCAACCTCGACCGATCCGCCGCGCTTGAAACCGCGCGCTCGCTGATCGGTCACGCCTACGTCTCGTCGCCGGTCCAGGCTGACTGCTTCAACGGCTGGACCTTCATCGCCCAATGCTTCGGCGGCCGGGCTCCGTCGTTCGTGCCGGGCTGGGGTCCGCGCGATCGCTGGATGGCCATGGGCCAGTTCTTCAACCGCGGCATGAAGCTGACGACCCTGGCTGCGGTTCAGCCCGGCGACGTGCTGGTCTTCGACATGGGCCGCGACGGCTTCCACGCGGGCATGGTGTCCGAGACGGGCGGCGCCGAGCCCAAGATGATCTCCTGCCAATTCGGCAAGGCGGTGTCGCAGTGCTGGCTGGGCCGGTCCTGGACGGATCGTCTGGTCGGCGTCTTCACCTATGCCGACGCTGCGGTTCCGGCTGTGAACGACAATGTCGAAGTCGGCGAGGCGGCCTGATGCGCCATATCTCCGAAACCATCCGCCCCATCATCGCTAACGCCGCCGCGCTGGTCGATCCGGGTCTGGTCCCGCCGACGCGGCTCAAGACCTTCATCGTCGAGGGCAACCGCATCCTGCAGCGCTCGACCCGCCGCTGGCTGACGATTGAGCAGGCGAGGGCGATGATCCCGTTCGCCGCCGATCTGGCGATCACGTCGGAAGCGCCGTTCGACGGCATCCACGAGATCCAGCTCCTTGATCTGGTCCGCGCGATCCGGGAGGCCGAGGGCAACGACGCGCCGCCGCCGGCCGTCATGCAGAAAGCGGCCTGACCATGGAAGCCATCGTCTGCCCTGGCGCCCAGCGTCTCTATGCCGTGGCCCTCGTCGGCCCCGACAGCGAGTTCACCCGGATCTCCGAGCATGACTGCCCGGCTTCGGCCATCGCTGCCCGCAACGCCGCCAATCGAGCGGCAGAGGACGCGGTGAAGGCCCTGCGTCTGGTGCTGGCATGACCGACCGTCCGCACCCTCTGGGCCTCACCTCGCACCCAGGCTGGGATGCCGCCGAACGCAAGCTGCTCCAGCTACGGGCAGCCCGCCGTCGCCGCCTCTTCCCGACCCGTCGTCCGCTGCTGGCCCGCCTCAAGTCCTGGCTGACCGAGTTCGTCGCCTAACCGCCTTCCAACATTCAACCGAGAGCAAGACCATGAACTATTCGACCGCCATCTTCCTGATCAACAACGACGTCCGCGCCGTCACCGTCTCTTATGAGCAGGACGCCGAGGGCAAGGGCGTCAAGCCGTTCACCACTTTCAAGACCTTCGATCCGGCCGTGACCGTGGGCGACTATGTAGCGGTTCCGACCGGCACCCGTCACGGCATGACCGTGGTTCGTGTCGACCAGACCGATGTCGAGGTCGACGTCGACTACAGCGGCCAGATGAACTGGCTTGTTGACCGGGTCGATACCTCGCAGCGCGACGCCATCGAGGCCCAAGAAGCAGCCGCCATCGCCACGATCAAGTCGGCTGAGAAGAAGGCTCGCCAGGACGAACTGCGCGCCAAGCTGATCGCGGACAACCCGTCGCTGAACGTGCTGGCGAATATCGGCAGCGACGGCGTCGCGGCCCTGCCGGCCGAATAGCCATGAGATTTGCGGCTCCAGCCCTCATGCCCTCAGTCCCAGAGGAAGGGCCGCACGGGCTGACATTCGTCAGCCCGGAAAGAGATCTCCGGATCTCAAGCAGAAGCGGGGCGAAGGGGAGAGGTCCGTGGGACGGACCGGGCGAAGGCCCTCTCCCTGTAACCCGCATCGCCATTCACTCGGAGGTCTCCAATGAACTGCCCGAAGTGCGGAAGACGCAAGGTGCCAAAGCGTCAGGACGGGACACGATCCTGCCGCCGCTGCGGTCCGCTCCAGACCTTCACCTACTCGCCGAAGCCGCCTGAATGTCCGGCTGGCCTCTCCTGATCCTAGCCATCGGCCTGCTGGCCGTCCTGCACACCCCGCTTCGGAGGAAGCCTTGAGCCTTTCCAACCCTCTACCGCTGCCACCTTCCGGCAAGGTTTCGGCCCCAGGCGTCTATGCGCTGTCGATGGCCGAGTATCACGGCGACCTCTGCGTCGGCCCGTCGATCTCGTCGTCTGGCCTCCGCACAATCTGGAGCCAATCCCCGGCGCACTACTTCCACGCCAGCCCCTACAATCCGGCGGGCTTCGTCCTCCAGGTCGTGGACGGCGTCGAGGTCATGGTGCCGAAGGATCAGCCCGAGCGCCCGCACTTCTCCATCGGGAAGGCCGCGCACCATCTGCTCTATCTCGGCCGCAAGGGCTTTGACGCCGAGTTCGTCATCCGCCCGTCGAAGTGGAAGGACTGGCGCACCGACGCGGCCAAGGAGTGGAAGGCCGAGCAGATCAAGGCTGGCCTGACGATCATCACCGATGCCGAGCTGGAAGCGATCACCGGCATGGCCCGGTCGCTTGGCGCCCATCCGCTGGTCAAATCCGGCATCCTAGATGGCGCGGTCGAACGGTCGCTGATCTTCAAGGACGCCAAGACCGGCGCCTGGCTGAAGAGCCGTCCCGACAACATCCCTTCGTCGTCTGGACTGTTCGCGGACCTGAAGACCGCGGACAGCGTGTCGGACGACAGCCTGGAGCGGTCGCTGGCCAATTACGGCTACCACATGCAGGCCGCGCTGGTCGGCATGGCGTCCGAAGCGGTCCTGGGCCGCCCCATGGAAGAGTTCGCCCTGGTCTGGGTCGAGAAGGCCCCGCCGCATTGCGTCCGCGTGACCGTGCTGACCGGCGCCGATCTTGAGCGCGGCCGGATGCAGCTGCGCCGATCCATTGATCAGTTCGCGGAATGCGTGGCGACCGGCGAATGGCCGGGCCCAGGCGGGACGCGCCGCGACGCCGAATATCTGACCCTGCCGCCGTGGGCCGCCAAGCGGATCGACGAGCGGCTGGAAGTCGCCGCCGCCGAGGCTAGCGACAACGACAACACCCCGAACAAGGAAGCTGCCTGATGAATGCTATCGCCATCCAAGGGCCGCGCTTGCCCTATCACCCCGCCATCTCTGAGCGCTTCCCCGGTGTCGATCAGTCGTCGTGGCGTGTCCTCACCGACGCGGTGTTCCCGGCCGCTGAGCGTCCCGAGAGCATCATCATGGCGCTGGCCTACTGCCGCGCCCGCAACCTCGACATCTTCAAGAAGCCTGTCCAGATCGTCCCGATCTACGACCGCAAGCGCGGCGGGATGGTCGACACCGTCTGGCCCGGCATCGCAGAGCTGCGCACGACGGCCATGCGCACCGGG